CGACATCAACCAAATCAAAAAACTAATAAAAAAACAATACGAAAATGGCAAATGACAAAGGCTTTGGCGATACTGTTGAACGCTTTACAGAAGCTACTGGAATTAAAAAGGTAGTTAAATGGATAGCTGGCGAAGACTGCGGATGTGACAAACGTAAAGAAAAACTAAATAAGATGTTTCCTTACAAAAAAGCAGAATGTTTAACTGAAGAAGAATTCAATTGGTGCAAAGATTATTTTGAAACCTATCGCAGTGTTATTTCACGAGACGAACAACATAAAATGCTAGACATACATAACAGGGTTTTTAAAACCAACAAGCAAGCATCTAGTTGCAGTAGCTGTGTTAAAGAATTATACAATGAAGTAAAA